AATAGCTAGATAGCAGTAGTCTCCGAACATTTCCAAACCAGCAATGTTCTTGTCTTTCTCTTGCAGCTTCAGGTTGTTTCCGCAACCGTTCTTTGAGTACACCTCGTAATACTCGACAAGATCGTGACTTACTCCTGCCGTGCTTCCATCTCCATTACGCTTACGACCTCGGTCAGCAGACTCGCTTGCTGAAAGCTTTGCATACTTTCCCTTGAGCGAACCGGGAGGCAGTCCGAACTTCTTTTCAACGAGGTTAGCTGGCTGAATGCTTCGAAGTGCAATCCAAGTAACGTCTCTCCAGTAGCTCGCATCAGGATCAACGAGAAGGTCTTTGTTGCTGCGATAACGACTGCGTGCCATTTTGGGTCCACCACCCGGCGGCTGCTCCATAGTCACCTCAATAATTCCAAGCCCAGTGATGATCGCTTCAGTGATCGCCATCCTCGCTTCGTCTTGTTTGCTTCCCTCCTGCTGAATGTAATTGCTGATTTTTTCGAGGACGTGTGAGTGATCTCGATCCACTCCCTCTGCTTTCCTGTCTACTTCTTGCGACTGGCTGTAAAACTGATATAGCTGCTGGAGCGTCTGGGTAATGTAGGGGTCGGTGACGACACCCGCCTGTACTGCCTGAGCCTGCTCAAGAACCTGCATCGCTTCAGGGTTTGCGCTGTAAAAGGTTTCGATGCTGATGTCTGGCACTGTCTTGGGTGTGACAGCAATCACCGGGTTTTGGTGATAGAGCGTGGGGCCGAACATTGATACTGCTTCGAAAAGCCGATTCACAGACATCTCAAAGTTTGGCATCTGCACATCAGGCGCAAGGAACCCGTCATGCCCTCCACTCTTTTGCTTGCGCAGACTGCTCCACATATGATTGACGGGACCGTCATAGAAGCTCATTGCCTCATCAGCATAAACATCGAACTTCTTTTTTCGGTCCTTACGGGCAGACGAGAAGACCCGCTTCCACCTATCAACGATTGGCTGAAGCGGATACTTCGATCGACCTGTGGGTTTTTGCTGATAGTCTTCCATTACTCGCTCTTAGGCTTGCGGCTTGTCGCCAATCAGGGACTCAAGTCGTTTGATGCGTTCCTCTAACTCAACAAACTTCACATCGTTCTCAAGCTTTTCGTCGGTGAACTTCCACAACCCGCCGATCTCTTGTCGGAGATCAGGGTTTGCGGCGAGCCGAGGGTCGGAGATGTGCATACACTCCGCGTAGCCCTGACCACGAAAGGCAACGTCAATTGACTTTTCACCCACTGACGTGACGAATGCCATGTCTGCATTGCGTTCGCTAACAGTCGCGCGGTAGTAGAAAACAACAGCCTGCCCCCGGCAGGGTTTCGGCATTTCCCAAGCCTTGGGCACTTCTGGCTCTTGGACTGGTGCTGCTTCTGGTTTCTTTCTCGCTGCTTTTTTAGCCACTGTAGGTTCCTTGAGGACCGAGTATTATGGTGCTGGTTACACCAAAAGGATTAGCGGCCTCTTGCCTCTGTTTCTTTCGTTTCTTGTAGTCACGCACTCGCTGCTGACCGGGAGTCAGCTTCCGCCTCCTGCCCTTGGGCTTGATGTACGGTTCGCTGACATCGTTGAGATACGTTGCCGTGTACTCCAAACATTCGACTGCATGGGTATTGGTTCTTCGATTGCCAGTGTCTACCACTTGCCCATTGGCTTTCTTCTTGCGAAACCTTCGCATTTCTCGGTCAAGGTTAGGGCAAGTATTGAAATCGACAAGGATTGCAGGTATGCCTGAACTGTCCACCGAAAGCATCCCTCGCGTCACTTCTTCGCGATACGCAATTACACTGCAACCTGCAATGAATTTGCTGCCGGAATCAACACACTTAACCTGAAGCTTCGCCATCTCTCGCTCGTATGCTTCACGCGGGGCGATTCCCGTGTCAATCGAGGTCAGGTTTCCTCCGTGAGAGTCAATGATGAAAGTCTGGAACCAAACATTGTTGGTTGCTGTTTCTAATGCTTTCGCGATCTTTGCCGCTGTGCATTGGTGAATGTAGATTTCGCCATAGACAAGATGGAACTTTGCGCTTGGTGGTGTGGCGATCAACACCGCTGCACCAGTGTCGTGACCGGGGTCAACGGCCAGCCTACGGCACCAATGCAGAGGAACAGTGCGTGTCTTGAGATAGGTGGCTGCTTCGAGCGACTGATCTCCATACCTGTCTATGTCATGCAGTCCGCGATTCCACATTGGGTACATTAGCACGCTGTCGGTGATTAGCTCTCCGAGTGCCCGCTTGCGGTACACGTCATCTCCCATTGACTTCCAGCCAGCAATGGCAGCTTTCTTTGCCTCTGCTGGTAGAAACGGATTGGCCTCCATTGAGATCCTATAGACAACCGAGGTAGGTTTCGGGCCTCCTCGCTGATGTTCTTCCGCTTGAGTCTCTGCGCGTTCAGCGAACCTTGCTATTGCATCGTTGTCATCATGCGGCAGTGCAGACCAGATCAGCCGACCTGAACGGTCGATCAAACGACCAGCAGCTTCCTCGTAATGGCGAGGATCAAGCACGTCCTCATCAATATGTATAAGGTCACTTTGATACCCTTGGTCTGGCTTAGATCGGGACGAGAAAGCCTTGATCTCCCATCCTGTTTTCAGATAGACGCTGCTGAATACATTCTTTCCTCGATCCTTCCAGATAATCTTGTCTATCATTCTCGGAGGGATTAACGGTGGTGCAGGCTTTGCCTCGCTTTTTCTAGCCAAGTCCTGCGGAACCCACGGTCGGTACACTCTCCATAGCCCTGTTTCTGCATCTCTGATGATTTTAAAACTGCCAGCCTTGAACAAGTACGGGAAGATAACGCCACCGATATGAGATTCCTTGTACCCGATGACAGCTAGCACTCCGTCTCGCTTCGGGTACTTGTCGAAAGGATCTTTGCCCAGCACTGCTCTGGCATCCTCGACGAATGCTGCGAGAGATTTTCCACCACGGTTGCCACCCTGCAACATGCACTCAGGTGACACGTCCTTGTGAAACTCTAGTTGCGTTGGCTGTGGCTCGTGTAGCTTGAGTGCTTCGATCCTTCTCTTTGCAATCTCGTTAGCTACACGAAGGGCTTTCTTGCGACTGAAGTTGGAGTTGGAGGCTGTTAGCCTTTCCAGTGCGCCCTCTGGAATGCCGGGCTTGTCCTCACTCATCTGTGACCTCCACTACTTCAGCATCAATCAGAGATTCCCCGAGTGTTGGGATCACCGTCGATGGCAAGTTGTTTCCCTTTTGGAAATCAACGAGGTGGCTACGCATTACTTGCAGAAGATCCTTTTCTTCCATCATGTCGAGTTGGCGTTCGGCAAGTCCAAGCTTTGTCACCTTGCCAGCTAGCTGCATCATCATGTCGTGGATCTTGACACGCTTTTGACTGCCGGGGTCGCAAGCGAGATAGGTGGCAAACAGATGCTTTGCCCAACCCTGAACGCCACCGAATGGTTTCATCAGGCTTTCGAAGACTTCGTTGATGTGCGGGTCATAGCTTCCGCCATCAGTGAGCGTGCCTAATGTCTTTAGCCCTTCTTCTTCGATCTGCCTTAATTCCGCAGCTAAGGCTTGCTCTTTCCGCTCCTTGTTTATTAACGACCGGCACTTACGGCATGTGTCTCTGTGCCCGTCTTCTTTCGTCTCGTCCTTATGGAACTCTGCAAGGGACTGCCTGATGCCACAGCTAGTGCAATACTTTTCTCCAGACACTTTTGCCTCTGCCTCGATGGGGTCTGGGATGTCAGTGTTGACTTTCTTTCTTCCATAAGCCATTCGGTTACTCCATGAAAAAAGCGGACGAACCACCCATGCGGCTCGTCCGCTCCATGTCAACCATTAACTGTTTGACGAAGCCGCCTGCGAACTAGACCCACTCAGGGCATAGCTCAACAGCGACCAAAGCGTTGTTGGTCGAGTTAGCTTCCAACGCTGTCCCCAGAATCAATCCGTGGTCAGAACCCAAAGCTGCTTCGCCCATTCGCCCGGATGCTCCTGCCTTAATGACATCACCAGCGGCAATGCTTTCAGCAACAGCAGGCTGCTTAACCTTGGTTGGGCCTTTGACAATCGCGTAAAAGAGATCGTTGTCTGCTACGGTGTCGCTACCCAAGCTTGGGTCAACTACCAAGCAGCACCGATCGCCAGCCGATGACTTCGCGTCTGCGGTGCCCAGACCTGCGTGTCCACCATCAAGATCCACAACCACAATCTCACCGGCAGCGAGTGTGCCGCCAGTTTTATTGCGGAGGA